TTCCATAAGAATCTCATAGTCATCAAGAGGATCACCCGAGAATACTACACCTTCGTTCTCATAGTAACGACGAACCTTTTTGTAAAGTTTCGGATTCTTTACATCAAGATAGAAATCGCCATTCGCAGCAGAACGAAGAGTTTGAACGTCTTTCTTAAATTTAGTAGTCAGAGTCATTTTTTTGTTTGTTGACCTTGTAATTATAAAGGGTTGAAGTTTGAAAGTCAAGAGAGACACTTTGAGAAGTGTCTGATGCTCCTTGCGTGGATCGAACACGCCTCAGGCGAATTATGAGTTCGCTGCATTCACCAGATTGCTAAAGGAGCGTTATTCATTTAATTGTCGTCTTTGTTTATGATACCCAACTTTTTTATTTAAAGTTTTATAAGTATCTGTTAAAGTATGACAATTAGGACACAAAACTCTTAAATTTTCTTTGTATCCATTTTCTCTTGATCCATCTATGTGATCTATTTCAAGATAGATAATACCGTTTGTTGGATTTGGTTTTCCCCATCCACATTCGGAACACTTATATCCTGCCTCTTCAAGCATAAATCTTCTAACAAAATCACTTGGTCTTCCATCTCTAACTTTGCCAGTTATTTTTTTAGATAACCAATCAGATATATTTTGTTTATAATAATCTTCTTGTTGGCATTTATTAGAGCAGTAAATACCTTTTCCTTGTGAAGGAGAATACTTAAAGTTTTTTTTGCAGTTTTTACAAGTTCCTATCATCGATGTTAGACCACTCTACACTTTTATTTATACTCTAAGTGTAGTTTAGAGTAATACGAGTGCCTGGATTCGAACCAGGTCAAAGCCGCTAATCTGGCGGAAAGAGTTTATAAGACTCCTCTGACTACCAAGTCTCACTCGCATAAAACCAAATCTATAATAGCGGATCTGGAACGCTTCGTCAAGACCCTTCTTCGTGATCGGTATGAATTTTGACTATCTCCTCAAAATCCACATTTGACTCTTCACATATACTAACCACATCTTTATAAGGAACCATTACAGCATTTCCGTGTTTGCTAGTAATAAGAAATGATTCACCATTCTCAACTCTATTCATTAGAGCATCAAAGTCTGATTGAAATTCTTCGATTGTAAATGATTGAAGTTGGTTTAGTTCTTGATTCATTTTTATAATATAAAGATTATAAGTCGGGACGATAGGATTTGAACCTACGGCCTGACGCTCCCAAAGCGCCTGCTCTACCAAACTGAGCTACGTCCCGATTTCTTTGTGTATCCTATCAGGTTTATCGAACCCTGTCAACCACCTGAAGAACACCGTGAGCATAAAAGAAAAGGAGTACTGAACCGATTGTTGCTGATATTATTGTAGCAGTTTTATTGTGCCTGTCAATGGCTTTTGCAACTGACTGGTCGATCATTTCTTGAACTTCTTCAGGTGTCATTTTTATTACCAAGAAATTTTGCCAGAGGATCTCTTTTTGTTCTAATTATTTCACACGCTCTTTTATAAAACATATTATCAGTATTACCTGATGATTCAAACGTTTCCTTTATTTTAACCCAATTTTGGTATGTGTGATCATCCATTTGGGATCTATACGTTATTATTACTAATTTAGTTTAATTAACAATCTTATTTTGTCAAGTATGTGTGGATATCATCATAATTTTAAACGGTGAGGAAAGGATTCGAACCTTCGGATGCTTTCACATCGACTGTTTTCAAGACAGTTGCCTTAAACCACTCGGCCACCTCACCATATTATTTCCAATAAACCAGCGTGTATTTTACGATGACACGGAGAACAGAGCATATAACATTTATCTATTTCTGTTTGGATTGTCTCCCATTTGTATCCTTTTCCCGCTAAGTAAGAAACTTCCTTTTTCTTATTTTCTGCCTCAATATGATGAAAATCAAAACAACAGGGAGGATGGTAATCTCCACAAGCATCACAACAACCTTTTTCAAGTTTTAATTGATTTAGTTTTTCAACCATCAACTTTTTATTATTATATTCTCTTTGGTATTTAATTTTTTTAAATTCTCCAGATTGTTTTTGAGCCCAAAGACGTTGTGCTTCTTTTTGCTTTTCTTTATCTTTATAAGGCATATCATTTAAAAGGTTCTAATTTATTTATAAAAAATTAGAACTTAACGGACTTCGAAATCAAGACGCCTCACTTTTCTTTGGCGTCTTTGTTCTTGCCAGGCAATATCCTGGGAGGTTAACACGTTTGTTTTTGGTGTTTCCTTTAATGAGTTTAGCATTACAATACGGGATAAGTCAACTGCCGAAATCTTATCTCCTCTAATTGTTGCCATATTGGGACATCCACAACTAATAGTTTTTGAAGAGTGCCCCACTAATTCTTTACTGCAATCTTTGCATCTTATTGATATCATTTTTTGTTACCGTAATCACTGTAAATGTGCTCTTAATTGCCAAACAAATTTTCCGTGAGATTCCATCAAATCTTGAACTAGATTGGCAGTTGCATAAGATTTTTGAGTTTCAGACTCTTCCGAAATTTCACCCATTAACTCACAAAATTTAGTATTGTTATCCAAAAGTTCTTGAAGCATCTCTTTTGCTCCCGTAGAACTTGTTGCTTCTTTGATTTGAGTTACTTCAAGCATTCTTGAAAGAGAACTTAAAGGTTTTACATTTAAGTATCTCATATGTTCGGAGAGCCTGTCAATCTCTTCAAACATCGTTTCATATTGTCCACCAAACAGTTGATGAAGTTGAGTAAAGTCTTCACCTACAACATTCCAGTGAAATGCCCAGGTTTTATGGAACAAAACAAAAAGTGATGACTGAGCATCACTGAGTAATTTATAAAGTTTTTCCATTATACTTTTTTTCAAGTATTTATGCAAATGGGAGCAGAGGGATTCGAACCCCCGACATTCTGCGTGTAAAGCAGACGCTGCTACCGCTGAGCTATGCTCCCTTGTCCTCTGTCTGGGAATCGAACCCAGTATCCGTGTGTGTTGTCCACCCGTCCTTACCAATAGACTACCAGAGGTACTCCACAACCTGGATTCGAACCAGGGACCAATCGATTAACAGTCGATGGCTCTACCGCTGAGCTATTGTGGAATGTTCTACTACTTAGAACTTACAAAATCATTAATCGTTTCTGCTTGCTTAAGAACATCCTGTAGAGTTGGAAACTCTGGATAATCCATCTTCACAGTATTTGAAGAATTTAGATTCCAATAACGAGCAGTATCCATTTCAGTACTGAACTGATCATTTAGCATATTATATGCTTGCTTGAAGATTTCAAAACGAAGTTCGTAAGGTGTCATTTATTTACTCCCGTGTGTTTGTGTGTTTAAAGAACCTGAAGGTTCAGAGCGAGTGACGGGGATCGAACCCGTGACAAGAGCTTGGAAGGCTCGCATGTTACCGCTACACCACACTCGCAATAAGACAATCATAAGGTATAAAACCCAGATTGTCAAGTGCCCAAAAGAGGACTTGAACCTCCACAGATAAATCTACAGGAACCTAAACCCTGCGCGTCTACCAATTCCGCCATTTGGGCGGATGGAGAATAGGAGACTCGAACTCCTGACACCCGCCTTGCAAAGGCCGCGCTCTACCAACTGAGCTAATTCCCCAAGATGGAGTAAGTGTGATATACCTCATAAGGATATAACAGTGACTTACCCTCTATCACTTTTATATATTACACCAGTTATTCGATGGTGTCAAGTCTTAATTTAGAGTGTATCTCTCTGTGACAATTAGAACAAACACATATACATTTGTCAAGTTCCTTTTTTTGGTCTTCCCATTTTCGTATTTTAATGTTACCAAAGTTTTTATCTTTTTGTGATGGGTCTATATGATGAAACTCTAAAGCATCGATACACTTATCATATCCGCACCTCTCACATTTTCCACCTTTATAATCAACTGCTCTTTTTTTATTATTTTGCCACCTTTCTACAGAATATTTGTTGTGGCATTTTTTACAATTTGCTTGCCATATTTTTTTACTTTCACGCCAATATCCAGTTTTTTCTGTCAAAAGAACTTTACATTTAGAGCAATTTTGAATTGGTTTACCATCTACTTTTAAAATTGGATTTAAAATATATCCATCTTTAAATGTTTTATGTTTTGTTTTTAATTGATATTTGTCTAACCAATACCTAACAGTGGTTTTTCCTTTACTTTCAAGTTTAGATATTTGTGAGGTTGACATTCCATCTTCAATATATTCTATTAATTTTTGTTTATCCATTAGTCCAAAGGAAATATATTATTATTTATACAATTGAACTATTTAACAGGCGTACCTGGATTTGAACCAGGGATAAGGCTTTAGAAGAGCCGTGTGATAATCCACTTCACCATACGCCCATAAGGAACCTCCCTGTTTGTGCATCGTTGAGAGGCATAGGAGGTGTGGGATTTATGAGAAGTTTGGACCTCCTCCACCCGTGAAACTACTATAAGGCATCAGAGCACTAAAGTCAACCCTTTGCTTCCTTACGTGCTGCCTTTTCTTCGGTAATCTCGGTTCTACGTGCCTTGACTAGTTTGGCGACCTCTTGAAGTGCCTTACGGGCCCGAGTACCTGCAGCATTGTTACCAGCAATAAATTTTTCGTCTTCTACTTTCCACGCTTCAACAGCACTCAGTAGTTCTTGTGATACAGACATAATAATCTCCAAAATAAAATAGGATATGTTTATATATGCAAACTTACTCTAAGGGCGTTTCACGAGGGTCTGGAGCAACCCAAGCACCACGAATACCCATAGTACCGTCAGGAAACTCATAATAAATTGCATTCTCTACAATCAACTTCTGGAGTTTATCATATTTGTCTTTATTGATTTCTTCTAGAATGTTCTTGTTTTTCATATTGATAACTCTGTTTTTTTCTTCTTGAAGTTCATAATTTCTTATTGCACTATCAACTTCTGTTTGTATCTTTTGTTTGAGTAGTTCTGAATCATTATTAATTTGTTCGTTTAATTCATTATCAATATCGTCAATGATACTATCGGGCAAATCCCATTTGATAAGTTTTCTCAACTCATTATAATACTTTAAAACATCTTGTTTTGTTATTCCACACTTAGTAGTCAAAAACGCAAGTGAGGATGCTATCAAAATAGCAATCAAAGAACGCTTTGGAGTTAGTCTTACTTTAAATGAGAACTCAGGAATTCCTTTCATAATCCTTAATTGATTTGTCTAAAACTCTTTCTATTCGATATCTTATGAGTTCATCATCTTGAATAATATAATCATTTAATACGTCTATTCCAAGTTTTAGTTGAATGATGTCTACTAAATTAAAAACTTGTTTCTTTTTAACTCCAGGAACCATAGAAATCAAATCTATAGAACCTTTAAGTAAAAGGCCCAACTTTACATAGTGAAAAATATCATATCGTTTTCTTCCATATTGAAACTCATACTTGTCCTTCCCAGAAGTCATCGATAGCATCATCCAACATCTTATTAGTATCTATATTCTTTTTCGGTTCTCGTAGTTTCTTTGTATCAAAAGTCAAAGTTGGAGTTACAGACCCATCATTCTCTACTTTCACCTTTGCCCCAAATGGAGTTCCTTTTGGTTGTATCTCTACAGAATTATGAGAGTTTAATTTAATATCGCCAATATCAGTCTTTACTTTTAAATATCCTGCCTTTGCGGCAATATCAACAATATCTTCTGGTTCTTCTGGAAGATTATCTATGGACATAAAAAAGGGGAGTATAGAACTCCCCAATATTTATTTAATTGTATGTATTCTCAAACTTCAGTAAGAACCATTTTATTTGCATAACCATAAGCAAAGTCAGTTCTTGCTCCGTGATGACCCCAACGAATCCACTTTCTAGCAAGTCGCATATAATCAGTAATAGACTTACCAGGTGTTTTCATCTGGGTTTCAATCATCTTCCAATCACCTTCGTGCAGCATATAGTCAAGTTGTGCATCCAGTGAGGAAGGATTAGCACCAATACGAGCAGCATGTCTTCCTAGTCCATAAAAACGAGGAGCATTAGTCCATTGGATAAGACCATACCCCCCACCACAGTTAGAATAGGAAGTTCTAGCACCACCTTCACAGATATTAGGAGTGAAGGTAGATTCTTGTCGGATATTGCCCATAATGGTTGCTAGGGCGTTTTTGTCAGTGATTCCTCGTTTCTGTAAGAATTCCAGAGTACGGGACTCATTAGTATTACATCCTTTACAAACTAATCGTTTTACTTTAGGTTTCTCGGGAACAACCTCTTTGGTCTCTGTCTCTTGAGTAGGACCTTCAGGAACAATTGCAAATGGTGCTTGTACTGAAGATGTTGCCATACTCGGTGCTGGCAGTGTTGCCGCTGATGTTGCAACCGCACCTAAAAGAGCTACGGTTACATTTGTTAGGTTTCTAAGCATTTAGTTAAATTGAATTCGGCATCCGTATAGAAAGGGGGTCCACCCTCTTCTCAAAGGGCACTTTCCACGGCTCTAGGTGTCACGATCAAAATCTCATAACAAAAAACCCTGCTCATAACAGGGATTTTTACATTATAAGTTATTATTTAGAATTTGTCAAGGAATCGGGTTACCGAATATCCAGTTCTTCCTCATCAGTCCATCCTTGTTCTTCTAAACAAAGATAATCAAGTTCTTCGGTTCCATCAGGAATATTAATCCACTCATCAAACTCTGCAGCAAGGGCTTTGGCATTTTTGTGACGATCTGCATCGTGAAGTAATTGAATTTTTTCAATTGCCCAATCTCTAACTTGTGCTACGGGTTCACTTTCAATCTGAGTTTCCATAGTAATCTTTTCTGAAGTATCTGGAGAGGACGTTTGAATTATAGAAGGCTGGGACTCCGTTGTCAAGAGATTCTGTGAGGACATTATTGAGGAAGAGTTGTCTTGTCTCCTCATAGTTTGTTTTGCCCTTTGTTTTATGTAATGATATGATAGTTCGACTAAAATTTTCTCTGCCAATTTTGTCAATGTCTTCTTTAAGTTCCGGACAAGACCCATAATAGTTTTTCCAATCAGATTCAGATTTTACTTTTCTTTTTTTCCCTTTAGGAGTTCTAAACTGCCAAAAATACTTCCTACCAACATATCTCCTACCATTAAGATTATTCTTGATAAGATAAACAAAACCAAAATAATCTTGAATATCACCAGACTCAAAAGGTTTATCATTATAATACCACGGATTAGTATAACTGCAACTCATTCATATAACCCATTACCCTTTGAGGGTATTTATAAGTTATTCTTTTGTTCCCAACCATTCCTTACAGTAGTCATAATCACCAAACATAAATTCATCACATTCTGCAGCATCTTTGTATGCATTTAGAATTGCTTGTTCGCACCATTCATCATAATTGGAATCCTGCGAAAGTATTTTTGGTAACATCTTGTTTAATGCCTCCAACTACATAACTCTCAACTTCCGTTTCTTGTGGGGCTACCTGAAGTCCTTTAGAAGAAATCCAGTGCTGAGTCCAGGGAAGTGGATTATTGTTTGCCGAAATATCATACTGAGGTTTAAGACCAATTGCTTTTAGTCTGCGATTTGCAATCCATTCAACATACTGCTGAAGAAGTTTATCATTAAGTCCAATCATACTACCATCTTTGAACAGGTAATCTGCCCAACGCTTTTCTTCATTTACAGCACGATCAAACATTTTATATGTCCACTCTTCTTCTTCCTTCATAATTTTTTGCATTTCAGGATCATCACCATCCCTCCACTTATTCAGAATGTTCTGAGTAAGTGCTAAGTGTTGATTTTCGTCTCTTGCGATGAGACTAATGATTTTAGCTGATCCTTCCATAAGCTTAAGTTCACCAAAGGCGAAACTGCAAGCAAAACTAACGTAGAAGCGAATACCTTCAAGAATATTAACGTTTGCGATTGCTCTGTAGAGTTTTCGTTTGACATCGTTGAGATTTTCCTTTGCGTTTGTGACTCCTTCAAGTCTGTACATCCAATCATTAGAAGTACCATAATTTTGTGCTGAATTAATGAAGTCATCATAAGACTCTGTAACGCTCTTAGCACGTTCCAGAATACGCTCATCGTGAATGATAGTATCAAACACCTCAGAAGGATCTGAGTAAATGTTTTTAATGATATAGGTATAAGAACGGGAATGAATCATCTCCATAAATCCCCATACTTCCATACACGCTTCCAGTTCTGGAAGAGAGCAATAAGGAATAAATGCCATTCCAGGGCCGCGACCCTGAATGGAATCTAGCATAATTTGGTATTTTAAATTAGAAGTATAAATGTGCTTTTGTTCGGGACGAAGAGTTTGATAATCTCCACGATCTTTTTGAAGAGACACTTCTTCAGGTCTCCAAAAATAACCTAATTGTTGAGTTGTGAGTTTATCAAAAACTGGGTATTTGTACGAATCATATCTTTGAATTCCAAGAGGTTTTCCAAAAAACATTGGTTGTTTTTTAGTATCAACTTTTTCTGTATTAAATACTGTCATTCCTTTGATTTGTGTTTGATCTTCGGTTGAAGAAACCTTAAACTGCATACTCGCCTCTCTTCACTAGATTATTTAACATTAAAATTATTTGGGATTTCTCAGATGGAACAACTGTCACAAGAACCTTCATCAGCACCAGAAAGTTCGCCAAGAAGCGATTGAAGATCTTGTTTTGGTTCTTCTACTACCTCATCAGTTTTAATATCATAAGTGTTTTGGTAGTAGGAAGTTTTCCAACCATACTTATATGTGGTAAGAAAATCTTGCGCCATTACGCTAACAGGAACTTCATTATCGGCATAATTCTCTGGGTTATACGACCAGTTTCCAGAAATCGCTTGATCGAAGAATTTTTGCATAACAGCAACAATATTGATATAACCACGATTGCTAGGCATATCCCAAAGCAACGTATAGTTGTTCTTAAGAGTATGATACTGGGGTACAATTTGCTTAAGAGGACCTTTCTTCGACTTTTTAATGGACAAGTACCCACGAGGAGGTTCGATTCCATTGGTTGCATTTGACACAACGGAACTGCTCTCCGAAGGCATCTGTGCGGACAGTGTTGAGTGCCTGAGACCGTGAGCCAAGATGGATGTTCTAAGTGATTCCCAATCATGCTGTAATTGTACCGAAGAGATTTCGTCTACGTCTTTTTTATATGTGTCAATAGGAAGAATGCCATCAGCATACTTGGTGCGACCAAAGTATTCACAATGTCCCTTTTCCTTTGCAAGTTGATTAGATGCTTTCAAAAGATAATACTGAAATGCTTCAGAAAGTCCATGAACTGCATCCCACGCATCTTGAGAATCATAATTGAATCCAAGTTTGGCAAGGTAATGAGCAAGACCAATAAATCCCACTCCAAGGGATCTACGTGCCTTTGTAGCGACCTCTGCTGCAAGCACAGGATACTTCTGATAGTCAATCAGTTCTTCAAGGCCACGAACTGAAAGATCGCAAAGTTCTTCAAGTTCTTCATCAGATTTTACTTTACCAACATTAATTGCAGAGAGAATACACAGAGCAATCTCACCAGTCGTATCATCAATATGTTGAAGTGGATAAGTTGGAAGAGTAATTTCTTGGCAAAGATTACTCATTTCAACCTTATCCTTAAACGAACTATGAGAATTGCAGTGGTCAATATTCATGATATAGATACGACCCGTTTCAGCACGTTCTTTGAGGAGATTAAGAATAAGTTCTTGCGCCTTGATAGTTTTCTTCGAAATGGACGAATTGTTCTCATATTCAACGTATAGATCGTCAAACTTGTCTGTTCCGAAAGAATCATAAAGTCCAGGTACATCGTGCGGAGAGAACAGAGTGATCTCGCCGTCCTGAATAAATCTTTCGTAGAAGAGTTTACTGATTTGAATGCTATAGTCAAGTTTTCTAACACGATTGTCTTCCGTTCCTTTATTATTTTTGAGTACAAGAATGTCCTCTATTTCTTGGTGCCAGATAGGAAAGTGAACTGTAGCAGAACCACCTCTGATGCCGTTCTGAGTGCAGCATCGGACAGTTGCCTCAAACTTCTTAAGGAAGGGGACAACGCCTGTGTGTTGTACCTCTCCACCTCTGATTTTAGAGTTGATACCACGAATTCTGCCTGCATTGATGCCGATTCCAGCCCTCTGTGCAACATACCTGCCAATAGCCATATCACTGCTAAAGATACTATCGAGGGTGTCATCAACATCAACGAGAACACAAGATGCAAATTGACGAAGTGGGGTTCTAACACCTGCCATGATGGGTGTTGGAATGTTGATTTTGTGCTTGCTGATTGCGTCATAGTACCTCTTAACATATGACATACGGGTTTCCTTTGGATACTCTGCAAAGATAGTCAGAGCAATCATCATATACATGAACTGGGGAGTTTCATATACTCCACCACCACTCCTATCCTGAACCAGATATTTATCAACTACTTGACGAAGACCTGCGTAAGTGAAGAGATAGTCACGATCATGATCTATAAAACTATTTGCTTTGTCAATTTCTTCCTTTGAATACTTATTGAAAATATCATTATCATAAACTTCTTGATTTACACACACATAAATGTGTTGCTCAAGATGTGGAAGTTCCTTCATTTTTCCATAAAGTTGCTTACGAACTGCAAAAAGAAGCAGCCTGGCAGCAACAAATTGATAATTAGGGTGCTCCAAATCAATTAGGTCACTTGCACTACGGATTAGAATTTCTTGAATCTCTTGTGTAGAAATTCCATTATAAAACTGAATACCAGAGGTCATCTCAACTTGACTTGCAGAGACGCCTGCAAGACCCCTACACGCCTCTTCAACCATTACGTGCATCTTATCAAGGTCAAGAGACTCAATTGTTCCATTTCTCTTGACTACTTTGGTTCCGTTACTCATATTTTTTTCCAGGTGGTAAATTTAAGTTTTGCTTCTAATCCAGAATAAGTATTTAATTCTATCACAGACTGAACGTCTAGTCCAGATAATATCATCTCATTAATATCCTTTTCTTTTATTGCTGAAGGCCAGATAACGACCTTTTCTCCCCTATCAATAACTCTGGAGATTCTTGAGTGGATTTCTGCATTACGTGGTTCGTTATCGTATATCCAAACAGGATCGCTAATGCCCCACTTAGCAACATCACCATCTGCACCACATAAAGCAATTGAATTGGAGATAAATGTAGAGTCAAAGGGACCTTCTGTGATGTACACAGTTTGACCTTTTTTGACTTCATCAAGACCATAGATTTTTGGGGCATCGTCATCAAGCATCACAGTAATATATTTAATCTTGTTTGGACCAAGTGCTCTTCCTTGAAATCCGACTAGAGTATTTTGATAGAACAAAGGAATAATAATCCTTGGTTCATCTCTTTCCGTACTGTCGAATGTTTTTTTGAGAGAGTTGGTCCACTCCTTAAATTTATTGGCGTAATAGAATTTATAAGGATTTAAATTTCTATTTTCCAAATATTCTTTTGCATCAAGATTTTCTGATGCTTTTGGTAAATTTAATTTTGGTTTAAATTTTGGAGATTCAAATTTAAATACTGGTTCCCCTACAGCAAAATTCCTTCCAGTATTTCCTTCTTTAAATTTCTCAAAAGTATATTGTTTATGAATCGTAGTATCTATTTGCTTGAGAAAATTATTGAAGGATATATTAATTCCACAATTATGGCACTTAAAATTTGTATTGTTTTTGACTTGATACAAATATCCCCTTGCCTTATTTTTATTACTTTGAGAGTCGCCACAAATTGGACAGCGAAAATTATAAAGATTATTCTTTACCTTCTTAAACTTCTTAAAGCGAGAAGATATCAAATTGATGTACTTTACATCAACAAAGTCCATAAACAAACATTAATCTGTTGATCTATTCTACCAGACTACCGCGTTTTGTCAAGACAGAGGGACGTTATTATTCCAGTCCACTTGATGACAGAATTTGTTGTTTTTTGTAGTGAGTAAAGCGTAATCTTTTTTTGAGTTTTCATTGGCATAAAAGCCAACACTCAATTATTTAGTTTTTTCTACTTGTACTTCTGATACGTCCGGAGTTAAGAAATCAACAACAATATGAGATTGTGAAAATGCAAAACTACATACTGCAAAAATACCAACTACAATCCAACGAAATTTAACAAATTCTTCTAATTTATTCTCTATTTTTTCTATTCTTTCTGATACTACTTCGTGCTGATCTTTATTCTCAAGTCTCAGTTCTTCAATTACCCTACTAATATAATCGTCAGATTTATGACACTGTTCAATTCTTTCTTCGTGAACTGCAAGCATTTTACTAATATTCTGATTTGTTTTCCCCATTAACTGTATTGCTTCGTCAATCTTCCTCATCATAATTTCATATGCAGAAAGTCTTTCTTCCAACACAGCAATTTTAGTATCTGCGGATGCATTTGGATTAAACATTTTGGTTATAGTTATTGATTTTTTACTACTATTAAACTAATCAATAACCCAAGTAGTATTGGAATTATTTATTTATCTATTGATTTCACCCATTTCCTATAAGGGGGTGAAAGTCTTCTAAAATCTACCGTTCCATCCTTCTTCTTCTTTCCCAACAAAGGATCAAACCCTGCGGTAGGCCCTTTAGGGTCAGAGGCACCAGTAAATCCACCAGTACCTACAACCATTCCCTCTTCTTTCAGATTTCTATAATTACGAAATGCCTCAATAATTTTATCAATCTTCTTCTTTTCCATTGTAGATTTTGTATAGTTCTTCTAGACAATAAAGATCAACTTGTATATTGTGAATACCAGATTTTGGATACTCAGGAAGTCTGTTGAGAAAAATAACAAAACTTTTCATAGAAGACCACAATTCCTTTTCAATTTTAAAAAATAACATCGGAGTTGTGGCTTCTCCAAATATATTATAAAGAATAATAAAATGATTTAAAAGAAGGTGAGTTTTTAATTCACCTGTATTTTTATATCTTTTCAATAATCTTTTAATATACTTAAAATGATTTAAATCCTTATCAAAGTCTTCCTTGGTGACTGCTTGAGGATTTTCATAGTGTTTAATAGCAAACAAGAGGAAATTGTCCTCATTCAGTTCATTAAAGATCATAAGTTAATCAAACACCAGTTGGATAAAGAATCCCATCAGAACCAGTACTAATTCCAGACATCGCAACAAGAGTTTCTGTCTTCACCCTAAAGTTCCCGTCACAATCGACATATGTAGTAACGCCTACCCAACCAGCGTGAGCGTATCCACTATATCCAATTGCAACATATTCAGATGAAGTAGAAATTCCATAAACTTGCTTATCATATCCATCAACATATCTCTTAAACGAAAGAGTTGCACCAGTAGCAATTCCAACAGAAATTGTAGATCCAAGAGAAATTGTTGTAGATCCAATAACAGAAATGGCAATATTACTTGCACCATTTACAAGTAAGTCACCAACAATCACACCAGATGGAGCAATAACAGGAATAATATCAGTTCCTACTCCAGCATTCGTAGTTGCTGTTCCTGTGACATTAAGAGTTGTAGTGGTTGGGGCACTATCATTAGCATTACTATATGAACTATCAAGAACTGTATACTTGGGAAGTTCGCTAATATAAAAACTTGTTCCAGAGATTCCAGTTGTGCTTAATCCCGCAGTGGAATCAATTGTCAATTGTGTTGTACTTGCAATACCAACAATTACAGAATCTCCATAGTAGGTTCCGCCATTACCGCGAATACCAAATCTAATTACGTTACCAGTTGCAGCTGCACCAACTTGTCCAAAAGTGGTACCGGATCCTGTTACAATCCAATCACTTCCGACAAGATTAAGAGATACTGTGCCTCCAGATCCTATGTTGTCATTGTTTCCCCAGAGTGCCATTCTTGTTACCTTTACTAATTTGTTTCGTAGAAATATTTATAAAAAATAGAGACCCCAAATTTGAGGTCTCTCTATAATTTTGTGAAGTAATATCAAGGAGTTGGATCTTTGGCTCCACCAGCAATTGCCCTAGCACGAACTTGTTCAATAATAAATGAAACAAATCCGTTTGCCTTGATCTTTGGATTAGCACCAAGAAACTCTGAAATGACTAGAAGAACGGTGAGAATTGCCGCTTGATTTGCGTTGTAAAAAGCAATAAGTGCTGCTAAAGACATAATAACCTCCTTATGGTTTATCCTTTCTTATTTAGATCAATCAAACCTTGAACCGACTCTATTTTGTTTTGCTCTCTCAGCATTTGCCTTGCGAACAGCAACAATATGTGCTGGGTTTTGTCTCCCAGATCCAGGAGCTCCAGAGACAGGTGGTTTTTCTCCACGAACTTTAGGTGCTTGTCTGGATCCACCATATTTGAATGGTGCTTTATTTCTTGCAGCAACTTTAGGATCACCACCTTCTACAGATGGACGACCAGTTCTAAAATTCTTTTCAGTCTCTTTTGCGTATCTAGTTCTCTCATCAACCAATTCACCTTCTGGTTCATATCCAGCAGTAATAGAAGGATCAGTTCCTTTAGGTGCTGATCTGAGTGCCTGAAGTTTTCTTTGCAGAATTTGAACTTCTTGCTGCCTCATTCTATCTTGTTGTTGTTGGACTTTTTTTTTCTGTTGGTCTGGTTGCTCTGAAGTTTTTGGTTGCATCTCAAGTGCTTGCTCTGCTACTTTCTTTGCAATTTTAGTTGCAGTAGCATACATCACTTCTTTACCACGACCAGGATATCTTGCCTCAAAGTCCGATGAACTCTTCTTCATAGACTTAACAAGTTCCTCTTTCTTTTTAGTTTCAGCAGCAGTTAAAACTTTCTCATCAATCTGAACCTCTTCACTTCTTACACTTGCAAGAAGATCATCTAACTTACTGGATCTTTTTCTTTTTGCAGGTGGTTTAGCAGTTCCACCACTTACTTTAGTGGTCTTTGCTTTTGCTGCAGGTGCCTTTGCTTTTGGTTTTGGTTTTGGTTTTGCTGGAGTTGTTGCACTACCTTCCCAAGGATCAGCAGGTTTTTCTGCAGTTTTCTTTTCAGGTCCTTTGTATGAACCACTGCTTACTTTTTCTTTTTGTCCTGCACCAGCACCACGATAGGTTGATGCCTTTCTTGTTCCAGTATGTGCTGCACTTGGAGTTTTATCTCCACCTTCCATTTTACGAGCAACACCTAATGCACCTTTAGCAACCTTTCTTGCTCCAGTTGCTACTGCTTGTTTTGCAGATTTCTTAAGACCAGAGAGTTTCTTTCTAGCAACACTTAAAAGACCTTCCTTTTTCTTTTCAGTACCACCAGTAGATGTATCGTGCCCAAAAGTAACTTTTGCTTCAGTTAATGCATATTCAATTGCCTCTTCAATATCATCTTCTTCATAACCTTCTTCCAGAAGTTCATCATATACACTCTCAACAATATAATCTACTTCGTCAATCTCTACCATTTCAAGAAGAGTTCCACCAAGATTTTCTACGGCTTCACCCATACTTGGATTAATCTTAATCTTGTTCTTTACTTTCTTTTCGGTAATTTCCTTTTCATTCTCTTCCTTATCAATAAGATCTGCAACTTCAATAAGATCCTGTCTCCAATTTGAGAATCCTTCCTTTACTGTCTTTTTCTTTTTCTTAAACTTACCAGAAACTTCTCCTTCCTCATACCCTTTTCCATCTCCATCATCATCCCACCATCTCTTCACTTCTTTTGCTTCGTGAGTTGAGATTGCCTTACCAATTGCCTTTCTACGCTTTAGAAGATACTTATCAGCATTTGTATTCTTCTTACCGTCATTATCAACATCAGCATCTTCATGTCCTACAGGATCAAGTGCTTCTTTAGTGAGATTCTTTTCTCTCATAGCCTTTGCTTTAGCAAGTAATCTTTCTCTTGCAGCATCTCTTTCTGCTTTAGGAATAGCAGTTACTGCACCAAGTTTTTCTGCTGGTTTGCCGGGAACTGAAGACTCGCCAAGTTCTCCAAGTGCTTTTGCTTTACGAATCTTCTTAGGATTCTTTAACTTACCACCAGGATACATATCACTCTCATCATCACGATCATAATCAGGATCTACATTTGCACGATGTCTTGCTGCTCTTTCAGGAGATGCTTTGTCTGCATGAATACCTGCTCTACGTCCAGGAGAAATCTTATCCGATGCTCTCTTTTCTTTCTGCTTAAGAGCACTACGCTTTTTCTTATAATCTTTGAGAGTCATACCCTCTTCAATTTCAAATTCCGATTCCTCCTCTTTAATTGGAGTAACATTAACAACTCTTTTCTTTGCTTGCTTACTGTAAAGTCTCTCTGCTTGTACTCTCTTTTTTCTTGCTTTCGCTGCTACTTTAGGATCTCCACCACTTAATCCAGCAAGAACACCAGCTCTTTTTCCTGCTTCCTTTGATGCCTTTAGGGCAAGGTCAGCAGAAACTTCATCAAGTTGTTGTGCAGCAACCTGCTCCAAATAAACCTTGGAAATATCATTCAGAGGATTTATAGACATCTTAATAAACGCTTTCTTTTATTTTTCTATACTTATTTATGAAATTGACCCCGTATGCCTTACCACCCTTCTGAAGATTTTGACTATTCGTTCCAACTGCACCTGGAGTCTTACTTGCATAATGTTTAAATGCACCTAAAGTCCCCACAAGAGTATTTGGATGAGTCTTATCTCTCATAGGACTATCCATTTTAACTTCTGTATATTCAGTCAAATCCTTAATCCAGGACTTAAACATATAACCTTCTTCAGTCACGCAGATTAGATAATTAGTTCCTCTACGAACTACTTCACCAACTAATCCAGTATTTAAGTTCTGAACCTCATCACCCATTCTAAAAATTCTACCTCTCACATAATTCTCACGAAGATTACCCATATCATACTTTGGAGCAATCTCCCAGAGATTATAACTTTCTTTCTTTACTTTAGATTTCTTCACACCCATTCCTTGACGAACTGAATTGAAGAGTGCTTGAGTTTCTGCATCATTTAATGACTTTGGAGTTCCTCTGCGGAATGATGCAAAGTCATCATCCATTACTGCTTTTCTCATTTTAGATGCAGACATTCCACTTACACCTTCTGCATCAGCATCACGAACACCAGCAGAAACAACACGAATTAAATCAAAGGTATAAAGATCACCATTATATTTTTGAGCGAGGTTCTCAAACTCTGCTTGACGATCTGAACCAACAACGATATTTACGTTTGAGTATCCTTCTTCGTTTGCATTTACAAGAACATCAAATATTGTTTTCATCTTATAATCATTAATAATGTTCTCCTCAAATTCAGGGAACATCTTTTTCATATACGAAACTTTAAGATCTGGATCTAATGGATTTTTCTTTGGATCTTGAGATCTTGATGGATAGATTTTAACATCACCACCAGCAGAGATTCTCTTTGCAGACTTCAGAAGTTTTTCGTGTCCGACTGTTGGTGGATTGAAGCGACCAAATACAACTGTAAGTGGTGGAAGTTCTTGTTCTTGTCCTTGATCTTCAGGTGCTGCTCCAGGTGCTTGAGATGCTGCAGGAGCAGGTGCTTGTGCTGTTTGAGGTTGTGCTGCAGGAGCTGGTACTGCTTGCCTTGCTGCCCCAGCAGGTTCTTCTGCACCTTTTGCCTGACGACCATCAATATACTTAAGTTTTCCCTTTTCAGTTCTTGCAACAACTTTACCAGAGCGATCTAACCAACCACCGTGGCCGTCTCCAGTATATCCAAGTTTTTTCGCTTGCATCGCTGCTTGCGACTCTGTTGCTTCTATTATGAATTTTAAGAAACTCTTCATATTGTTTATTCTTATACCTTTATTTATTAATTTAAAAGAAACGAAGGATCTTTATCTAGATCAAATGGACTTTTTCTCAATCCAGAAATTTTAAGAGCCATCAAAAAGGACCATCTTTCCTGACTAGCAGAATTTGTTTTTATTCTAATTCTTATGTTGCTATTTCCAACCATATTAGAAAATCTAGGAACACCAAAATTTTCTACATCTCTTCCCATATAATATAATCCAAATCCCTTTACCTGAATATAATATGTATTTTTAGAATTATAATACTGCTCTACTGCTTGTGCTGCAGACTTACCTTCTAATAAAAATTTATCTGGAAAATTTTTAAGATCTAATTTTCTTCCTATTTGCCTTTTAGATACATTTGAATATTCATTCCCAAGCATAAATCTTTGGGGAGGATTTTTTTCTGGTTTCCACCAATTATTAGCTTCTCGAATGATATTAAAATTTTTAGCAATACCTATCATCGTTTGGGCTGCTTCTTTTTGATTACTAGATTTTCTTTCGTCAATATAAAACTTTTTTTGTGTGGTATCAAAATCCATATTCAGTTGAGCAAAATCGGCAGATAATTTTTCTTTCAATTCAAATTTTGTTACTTTTGGTGCATTTTTAGGAAGCGTTATTTCCAAATCAGCTTTAGCGTTGTCTGCTCCGGCAGGATCTCCGCAAGTAAATCCTTTGGATCTTAATTTTTTAATCAAATCTTCTTCATACTGGAATCCAGCATTATTTGCTATCACTTTTGGAGATCCGCCATCACCATCTAGTAATGGTTGATCATCTTTTACTTTGGGCATTTTTATTATGTACTTTTTTCAAGTATTTATGAAATAATCAATAAAAACCCCCCCAACAATAAGTTGAGAGGGTCAGAGAAACTTTCGCTTTATCTATCAGCGAACATTAGCGGCATACCACTTCTCAAAGTCTTCTCTACGCTTATCTCCTCTTGGGGGCATAGGAGTTCTTTCTCCACGAACAGGAGCAGTCTTTTTGCTCTGCTCTCTTTCATACTTCTCAGGATTGTTGCGAGCCTCTTGTGCTTCATCTACATATTCTTCTTTTGAGAGAACCTTTCTTGCTGCCTTAACCTTATTTCTTAAAGGTTTTCTAACTCTTTCTCTACTGTCTCTTGATTGTTGCTTAACGATAGTCTCAAGTCCATCCTCATCATCATCGTCATCATCAATATCACCAAGATGATATCCGTGTCTCTGAGACATTGTACCACCTTTATCCTTTCTCTTTTCACTATCAGCAGAATGTCCTGATTGCATTGGGCCGTGATCCTTTGATCCCGCTTTATATCCAGGATGTCCCTTACCACCAGTAATTTCTAAAATAATACCAATTACTTCATCATCAATTTTATTCGCCATTAACCACTCTGCTTCTTCCAGAGTTTCTGCGTATCCTTCTGCTTGGAGAAACTCAAGAACTACATCGAAGATTTCTACTTCTTCATGAGCCATTCCAGGAAGATGCTTTCCTTTTGTAAGTTTATCTACATATGCTGCTTGCTGCATAGCGTGAGCAGCATATCCTTTACCTTTTGAAGGAGGAAGACGCTTATCACCTGCTCTTCTTTCTGCTGCTGCTGCCTTTCTCATTTCTGGATCAACACCCTTTACTGCTTCATCAATCTCTTCTTGAGGAGCATAAACTTCTTGATATGCCTCTACCAAACCTATGATTTCTTTGGGATCCATTTTTACAAATACTTTTTTAGTTATTTATAAAAAAACCTCCCGAAGGAGGAGGTTTCAATCAAACTGCTTTTTCTAGTTCAGTATCAATTTGAGTCATTACCTCACGAAGTCTCACAATTCGCTCTGGAGCAAACTCTTCACTATATCCAGCAGTAGCACCATCAAGAACTTGAAGAACTTCAAGTGCAGATCTTACATCCAGTTTAAGAGTTACTTTAATTTCTTTAGTCACAGATCTCCCTCCACACGATTTTCAGATTTATAAACATCAAATGATCCCTCAGGATAACGAGCACTCAGTTTCTCATAGTTCATTTGCAGAATCTCCTCAAAGTTAGTATCAAGAGCCATGCAAGCCTGAGCAAGATACCAACAGATATCACCAAGTTCTCTCTTCATATGAAAGACATTATCTGCAGTATAAGGTTTCCCCTGCAGTATGATTTTCTTTACTACCTCAGTAAACTCTCCTGCTTCGGCACTAATACCGAAAGCAGCAGTAATTAGACGAGGAACATCAGCATCAGCAGTCGTTTCAAGTTCTGTAATGCGAGAAAGAAGTGCTGCTAGATCACTACTTGCAGGACTTGTAGTTTGACGAACGAATTCAATATATTTGTTTGTATCAATAACTTGAGTCATATTAGAATTTAAATCCCTCAAATGATTTTCTAGGTTTTCTATCTTCATTATCATACTCTTCTTCTCTTGTATTGTCAAGTATGTCTTGCTGTGCAGATTGCTCACAATCATAAAGTCGCATCTTTGCACGATCAATACCTACTACAAATCTCTTATAGATTGTTGGGTCATTATATCGGTTCTTAAGTTGCTTCACAAGAATTTGCCCCAGACCCTCCAACTCTTCAGTACTAATCAAAGCAAACATAAGGTCAGCAGTAGCAGGAAGACCGAATGATTCTGAGGTATCAGTTAATTCAACATCAGATGAACCAAAACCACTTCTGGTAGTTTGTGTTGCACTTACAATAGGAACATTAAATTCCACAGCAAGACCACGGAGTTCTTCTGCAATTGACTTGACTAAGGTGTAAGAATTTACATTATTACCACCCTTAAATCGGGAAGAAGCACAGATATTCAAATAATCAACAAAGATGATGTCAGGTTTAAAGGACTTCTTAAGTGCAAGTTCATTCAATAGAGACTTGAAATGTCCTGAGTGTGCTGATGCAGTGGGATACTCTTTGATGATTAAAGTACCTTGAGTCTTCTTTGCAAGATTTGTTACCTTATTTTCAAACATCTGCTTTGGAAGATTTACAATGTCCTGAATAGGAACATTTAGAAGGTTTGCATCAATTCTTTCAGCAATACGTTCTTCTGCCATTTCCAACGTAATGTACAAAACGTTCCGTCCTTGGAGCAAGACGGAGCTAGCCACATGGCACATGAATAGAGACTTCCCGACGCCCGTACCAGCAAGAGCGATATTAAGAGTTTTGTTAGGGAGACCACCTTTCGTGATTTTATTAAAGTGTTCGAGATCAAATTCAATTTTATCCTCCTTTCTGTGATAAGATTCGTAGCGTTGTTCATAGTCCTGTAAGTAATCGTGACCAATATGATTATCAAAACTTACTGCAAGAGCGTCAGAAAGAATAGAAGGAATACTATCCCGATTTTTCTTTTCATCTTTATCATCTGCAATATGAATCGACTCCATTAAAGCAAGATAAATGGCACGGTCACGGCACCACTTTTCTGTTGTAGAAATCAACCAATTAAACTCAACAGGAACATCATCTAGGCAACCTATTAGATGAAGAACTTCTTTAAACGATGTCTCGTTGATATCTTTTCTTTTTTCTACCTCAATACATAAAACTTCTTTTGTTGCTGGTTGATTATATTCCTGCACAAAAGAGAGTATTTCTTCAAAAACAATTTTTTGATTTTGATCTTCAAAATATTCTGATTTTAAAAATGGTATTACTTTGCGGATGTATTCCTCATTATATAATAGGTTTCTTAAAATTAGAAACTCAACTTTCTCCATAACTAAATTCCTTACGAGCAATTTGATCCAACTGTTGCATTACTTCTTCAGTAAAGTATTCTTCAGGTTCCTTTAGAATCTGTTTGGCATAAATTTTCTTACCATCAATCTCATAGCGGCCTGCTACATTCTTCCAGAGTCCACCAATCTCACCAAGTTCCAAAAGACCATAGTAACGATCAAGGCCGCGCTCATCATAATAAAGACGGACTTCCACATCTTGATTCTCCTTACTTAAACGTGATTTATGAGTCTTTGCCTTGATAATGTTTCCGATGACTTCTGTTCCGTCTTTTTCTTTTTTCTTGCTGAGATAGATGATAGTAGAAGCGGCATACTTAAGGCCACTACCACCACCCATTTCCTTTGTAGGAACATATGCACCAATAACATCATAAGTATGATTAGTAACTAACATTGGAATTTTTGCCTGACCTAGTTTCAGAGTCAGCATACGGAATGCACCTTTAATCAGTTGAGATTTAGTCATGTCCCGAACTTCTTTGTCGTTCAGAGCATCATTAATCTCTTTGCTGGTGGAGAGCATTCCCAAAGAGTCTAACACAAACATACAAGGATTGCGTTCTCCTTCAGGTTTTTTCATATAAAGGTCAACTGCCTTAAGTGCCTTACCACGAAACTCTTCTACTGTTACGACATTGACAACCACCAAACGAGTTGTGTCAACTCCCCTACTTTCCAGAAGGGATTTTGTGATTGCTGCTTCAGTATCAAAATACAGACAATATCCAGTAGGATTATTATCAAGGAAATTTTTAACGACGGCAAGAGAGAAAAAAGTCTTTCCCGTAGAACTTTCACCTGCGATTGCAGTAATTTTATTCCCAGATACGCCACCAAATATACTGCCGGATACAAGAGCATTAAAAATGTACGAACCTGTATCCACAAAAGTTTCAGTTTCATTAATATCTGAAGCAAGTTGGGTGTATTCTCCACCAATTTCATTTACAATATCTTTCAAAAAATCCATAATACTCCTTATGTAAAAAATGATTCTAAACTAGTCGTTTTTTCTACGCTCCACCCAATTGCATCAAGAATTGATTTGAGTGGCTCTAGAAATGCTTTCTCAAATTGTAGGTCATAGTCTATGTATTTGTCAAGATTTAACTCCTTTGGAAATTCTTGAATAAAGGAGATAACATTTTCTTGAATTGTATTTGGTTTTTTTAGATAGATGAATTTAATTTTTTCACCATTTTGTATGAGAGAATACTTATTTGTAAGGTTTGCATTTTTAATGAGATGATTAAACAAAAGTGCTCCCCGAACGTGAATTGGTGTTCCCTTTGAGTAAATTGTATTGGATGCTTTATATTTGTTTACGTCAGATGCAGAGCGTGGAAATGAAATCTGTTCTGGCGGGAGTTTCTTAAAATCCTTACGAGCATTCTCAATAAAGTCAATTACCTCATCTTCAGTCCCACTCATCATTAGTTTAAGAGCATCTTTAATCATCTTGCGGCAAGGAGCAGGAGTTGAAGATTTGACTGCCTCAATACCCATCATTTTCAGTTTAGGTTCTTCATAACGAACACCTTCACTATCCCAGACATTCAGAATATAACGCTTCTTAGCAGTCCAGATTCCACGATCAGCAATATTCTCACGCTTCATCTGCATCTTCTGATCGTATGCATTCACATAGTCAGCCAGTTCTTGGTAGCAACTTTCAATATACTTTTCAAGTTCCACCTTACAGATCTTATCAAGGAACGAAACAACGCCTTCAGTAGTTTTTTCTCTTCCCTTGTATACAGTTTCAACCAAAGGACCCATATGAAGATAAATGGAATCAGTATCAGAAGCAATAACATAATCAACATCCTCAGTTTTAAGAAGTTTATTTAGATAAGAATTCATCTTACTTTCAATCCAACGAATCGCAACCTGTCCCGAAAGAGTGATTGCCTCAGCATTCTCAAGTTTATAATATCTAAAATACTGATTTCCAATCGCGCCATAAGCAGAGTTCAAAGAAATCTTTTTTGCCATCTGAATATTATTACATCTAGCAATTTCTTTTTCTAACTCTTTAGACTTTTTCTTCTCATATTGCTTCTTTGCCTCAATCATTTTCTTTTTAAAAATGACTCGCTCATTATACATTTTATCCATCAGTTCTGGGAGAAATCCACGAACATCTTTACGATACATCGCTCCATTCGCACATACTGCATAATCACTATACATTTCAAAAGTAAGATCTTGATTGAGAATTTTGTCTACAGTTACTGTTGGATGTTTTTCATCAATAAGAGTTTCTGGTGAAATATTATATCCCATAATCAAGTGTGGATATAGACTGTTTAAGTCAAAATTGACGACATAATCATACTTACCCGGTTTTGGTTCCTTTACATAAGCACCAGCATACTTCTCATTTTTTTGAGATCTATTTCTGGGAGGAATTACAATATCTCTTTTTTTGAGATAGTTGTAGATAATATTGTCCCACATACGAACTTGATAGAACACGTCAGCATAATTAACTTTGGCATCATAGGCCATCGTAAGTGCAAGTTCAATTAGTTTCATCTTGTCTTCCAAGCGGTCAACAAGTTCTACGTCAATAATGTTATATTCAATAAACTTCTGCCAACCTTTAGTGTAAAAGTCTTTGAAGGTATCAAACTCGGAGTGGTCTAATTTTTTCTGACCCAGTTCAACCTCAGCAATATAATCAAGGCGATAAGATTCCTGTGCCTTATAAGTAAACTTCTTATAAAGATCCAAATAATCAAGTTGCGTTACACCACCAACATCAAAAGATGTATGCTTACGGCCGTTGATGAAAACCTCACCTTCAGTCACAAGTCCCCAAGGAGAAAGACGCTTCATTAACTTTTCACCAAGAACTCGATTGAGTCTTTTGGCAATATAAGGGATGTCATAGAGTTGAATGTTCCACCCAGTAATTACATCAGGAACATCAACCATCCAATAATTAATAAAGTTGTTAAGGAGTTCGTATTCAGAAGGACAATAATGATATGTTACATCTTTGCGTACATTGTTAAATGGTTTTACTCCCCAGGTAATAATCTTTTTAGTAGTATAATCTTGAATTGAAATAGAAAGAATTTCTTCAACGCAAGATTCTACATCGGGGAATCCTCCCTCCGATGCAACCTCAATATCTAGAGTTACAAGTTTAATTTTAGAAATATCAAATTTAATCTCATCTTCTGGATATTTTTCTGAAATGTATTGGTAGATATATCGATCATTTCCATAGATCTCAAACCCATCTACATTTTCATATTTTTTATAGAACTCACGACAATCCCTAACAGTCCCTGGTCGAATAGGTTCTACAAATTCGTCAGTTAATGTTCTATACTTAGATTCTTTTTTAGTCTTTACAAAAAGAGTTGGAAAAAATTCATCTCTATTTTCAAATCTTTTACCATTCTCAACACCACGAACTAAAAATTGATTACCAATCAACTGAACATTAGTATAGAAGCAATAATTCATTCTTTAATCAAGTCCTCATATTTTTCAAGAAGTGTGGGGGTTGGATCTGCAAGAGTAAGAATCTTATCAGAACTCATCATAAACGTATTATCTTTTGTGTATCCACAAAGAAAGGGTTCTAAAGTATTCATAGTCAATTCTCTTTTTATTGCAAAAGGATTAATTAATTTACAATCAGGTTCTCCAACATCAGCACCAACTTCTTCAATCTGACTTATCAGAATCTGGTTGTTCAGTAAGAACAATATTTTGACTATTTTCATTTTCGTTAATACCTAATACTTGAGTTTCATACATTTTTTTAAGTTCGTCTTTTGGTTCCACGATTGTAACAATCCAATCAGGAATTAATTCAATTGTAGTATCATTCGATAATGAAGGCCAAGAATGTAATGATATACTCACTAGATTTTCATTATTATTTTCATCAGTATTTTCATCATCAAGAATCTTATAAGAACCATTTATAGAAATACTACAAGGTCTATCTAAAATATAGCAGACCAATTTATCCTCATAAAATCCTTCTTTAATATCTGATACTATTTTTTCTCCCGATTTCAGGACAATAAGTTTTACTGTCATTTTTACTCCATACCTCTTATTATTATAGCAGAAAAAAAGGAGGAGTCAACCTGGATTTTGCCAGGTGCTCCTCGCGGCGACGATATTCAATTCTATTTATTCCCCACCATCTCCACCACTACCATCACCAGAGTCTCCATTACCACCAGCATTTGAGCGACTTCTTACAGGAACTGCTTTTCCTTTTGGAATTCTTTTTGTTTTTCCTCCAGAATAAACAGTATGTGGAATTGCATTTTTATATGCAATTGTTTTGAACTCGTCGAAAGATTTCATTTTTATTTTTATTTAGAGATAATCTTTTCTCTTATGGTGATCAGGAACAATTCTACCAAGAGTAATTGTCAAAAGTCCATCCTCAAATTCAACTGATTTAACTTCAGTATCATCGGAAATAGTCCAAGAACGAGTGAAACTTCTTTGAGCCAACCCCTTGTGAATATAACTGGATTCAGTTTCTTTATCCTCCTTCTGTCCTTCAATAAATAATTTGCCATCTTGAGTATAGACGTAAACTTCTTTCTTTTTAAATCCTGCAAGTGCCAATTCAAGTCTAGATTCTACATTACTGACTTGAACTAGATTATATGGAGGATAGTTAGAAGTTGTCTCGTGAAGACTGAAAATACGATCAAAGTATTCATCCAATCCAATACTATTGCGAGTGATCTTATCCATCAGAGTAGAAAGATCCGCAGCAGTGTACCTTGTGATGTTAGACATTATGGTAGCTCCTTTTAAGCGAGTTTGTGTTTTGTGGACCCTTGCGGCATCCTCAATAATTATATATCAATAGGTATTAAAAAAGGGAGTGTTGAACTCCCTACTTAAATCATTCGGTTTCTACACCTTTTCCTTTTTTACCAATATTATATTTTTGTTCCAGAATCCAATCTCCTTTGTCCTTATATGCAAGAACTTTAATTTGATTAAGTGGTGCAATATCAGAAACCGAATCTTCTTTTACAACCGTAATAAGTCCCCAATCTGCAAGCAGACGAGTAATACGATTACGACGCTGAACATCGTTTACAGTCAGATTCGCGTGTTTACCATCAAGGGCAAATAGTTCTTTAAAGTGAACAATATAATACCTTCCTTGCTTATGAAGAATATGGCAAGATTGGTAGAGTTTTTTCTCTTTTCTTGATGCAACTCCGATACGAGTCAAAGTTTCACGAACTTTCAGAAAGTCATCCGGTTCATTTAGGATAACTTCCACCATCATATCGGGGGCCCAATTTACTTGTGGTTCAATTGTTTGAGTAGTCATTTCGTTCCGCCAGTTTCAAGTCGTTGTTTTATAAAGTCAAGTTGCGATTTATTTAAGATTTTTAAAGCTTGTGATGCTTTTTCATTACTGAATCCATAATACTGTTTTATGCATTCTAAATCTTTGACTTTATCTTTTCGGAGCCAAGGAGAAAATCTCTTCTTTTTCCTCAGACTATTTAGATAAAATGAATATTGCATATCTTTGTCAAGTTGATGATTCATATTCATTTCGTTTGCAAAAAGAATAGAATCAATTTGTCCAGATAGACATTTATTAATGATATAAGGTGCATACTCTTTAGCACAACTTGGGTCTTCTTCCATCAAATTTTCTTTGGTGAAATTAATAGAGTTCAACCAATCTTTAAGTTCGTAAGTCATCGTATAATTTGAATATCGTCATCATCGGTCCAAAGTTCCACTTTAGTTCTAAAGCGATCTTCGGATTTAAGTTTTTCATATCGTTTTGTTGCCTTTTTCTTCCACCAAGAAATAATGTTCTCAAGATAAAACTTATCCCAGTTTTGACCTGGACGAAGATTATCTTCCTCCCCCAAAATTACTTCACGAACATTTTCATATCCATAATCAGAAATATAAAATCTCTTCTTTTGAGTAAGATCAAATGCAGTACCGATTACTTCATTAAATCTTTTAAGTTTTTCCTGATCTTGAAGTGAATTGCGAATAATTGAAATCATCTTTGTTTGACGCTTCATCTTTTTAGACGATGCTTTATTATCAGTCAAAGGAATATTGTTATTCAGATATGTAAATCTATCGTGCAATTTGTGAAAGATTTCGTCGTGAAGAAGAGGAAGAAATTTACTCTCAGTCAAACCTTTATATCTCATAAATGGTTTAAGACCATCATATTGCGATGCGTCTGTAGTTGAACCATAAAGAGAAGTAGTTTCAAAGAGAGCAATATCTTTCTCAAAAACTTCATTAAGTGTTTCTCTTGCAAAATGAGAACAACACATTAATGCAAGAAGTTTTCCTCCAAGATAATTATACCCAAAAGGTTGTGATGGAACAATTACAAATCCCATCGCAGCGTGACGATTAAAAATAGAAAGATCTGGTTGTTTTCCTAACCATAAATTTCTTGGTTTGGAATTAATTACAGGTGAACCAAATCGAATAAACCCAAGAACTTTCTTGGTGTTTCGTTCGAAGATAATCCAACGCAATTCTCTTCCAGGAATATTTGACTCATTATTGTGAGAAGAAACCACCTTAAGAAGAGTATTATAATGATCTTGAGGTAATGCTTGTTGAAATCTATCCCCAACAAACTTAATATCAAAATCCATATCCTCTGGATGAATATCTTCATTAAAAAATTCATCGTGCAAAGAAACTATTGAATTACTATTCTTGATAACCTCCTTCTTTACAAAACGCAGATAGTCTTCAATATTTCCCATATGAGAAAAATATTGGATGAATTCATCTGCAGCCCATTGGGCGTCTTGCTCTGAAATAATCATTTAAATTCAACTTCACACATAATTTCAGTTAGTGCTGCAAGCAAGTTGATCTCTTGATCTGCCACAAAACAAATCTGATATTGATACTTTGCAATAATAAGAACAGCAGCGGGAATACTTGCAGGAACTAGTGCATCATAAAGTGCATCATAAACTCTCCGAAGAATAACTGAAGAGTCATTATCCAAGTTAGATACGACCCACTTACGGACCTCTGTAAAGTTTTTCTCTTTAAGGTATTTGAGAAGATCGTTTACAGAGATGTCAGAGAAAGATGCAAGAATGCCCGCATCAATTTTTCCTCCCGTAGAATACCTCTGACATTCGTTGAGGACTCTTCGGAAGTCTGGGAAGTGTTTTGAGACCAGTTCTGCAACGACTTTTTGATCATACTCGATGCCTTCCGCATCCAGGATGTTTTGTAAACGCTTGAAGAAGGATCCTGCCAACTGCGCTTTTTGTTTCCCTTTGATTGTGAAGTCGATGACGGCACATCGGGAGTGCAAGGGTTCAATGATTTTGTTTTTGTAGTTGCAGGTGAAGATAAAGCGGCAGTTGTTATAAAATGCCTCAATATTTGCCCGTAGAAGGAGTTGTACGTCGTTGCCTGTGTTATCAGCCTCGTCGATGATGATGACTTTGTGTTTAGAAGATCCCGTAAGTGAGACGGTCGAAGCAAAGTTCTTTGCTTGGTTCCGTACAGTATCCAGGAAACGCCCTTCGTCGGATCCGTTGATGACATAAAAATCTGCCCCCAGTTCGTTACATAATGCTTTTGCGATTGTAGTTTTACCAATTCCAGGAGGACCTGCAAGAAGAAGATTTGGAATTTCACCCTTCTCCACAAACTCCTTGAATGTTTTTTTAGTATCATCAGGGAGAATGCAGTCATCAATTACTTTCGGACGGTATTTTTCGCAGAATAAGAATTCACTTGTCATAATCAATTTTTATAGTATAAATAGTTCAAGGACGGTAGTTTTCAACCAGTTATGATTATATACAAAATAACCAATATGGTAAATAATGATTTTTACATAGGACAAACAATCAAATCAAAAGAAGAAAGATTTCAAAAACATAAGTATGATGCATCGTATGGTTCAAAAACATATTTGCACCGTGCGATGAGAAAGTATGGTTTTGATAACTTTACCATAGAAGAAATAGAAAATCAAGTTTTATTGGAAGATTTGGACAAAAGAGAAATATATTGGATAAAAAAACTAAATCCAAAATACAATATGACTGATGGTGGAGAAGGTTGCAAACCACTAAATTCTCCAAACTTTATAAATGCTATGAAGGAATATCATCAAAGAAAACCAAAAGAAGAATATGCTACTTATGGTATGCTTGGAAAAAAGTTTCCAGAGGAAGCAAAAAAGAAAGTTGGAAAGGCAAACTCATATCCAGTTGTTTGTGAAGGAAAGGAGTTTTCTTCTATCAAAGAGGCAGAAGAATATTATAAAAATTTAGGAACACCAAAATCAGTTAGAAAAAGAATTGATAGTCCAAAACATACCGATTGGTACAGAATTAGACCCAAAAGGATTTTTTCATAATCACCCCAAGTAAATAACTTTTTCATCAATAAAACTACCATCAAGTTCTGCATCATCAGACATTTCCTTATACCTTCTTTGCGAAATGTATTGAGTGAATGATGTACCACTTTTCACAACTATTTCACGGGGGTCTAAATCAGCATCATACTCAAACAAACCACCATCAACAACAACTTCCATATCCATTGGAAACTCTTGGAGTTTTTCAATCAGGTCTTTGACTTTCATAATTTAATTAAATCCAATCAGGTTTTCTTTGCGGCATACGAAGATAATTATTGCTAACCCAAGGTTTGGATGCAATGTACATCTTGTAAGCAGTAAAAGTGTCAATAGTTGTATCCAGTTTAAACTCATCTGGCATAGCACGAACGAAGTTTTCTACCTTATCAATTTTACCACGAGGGAACAAATAATAGGCATCTACGAGGGTCTTGTAACAGGAATGAACTTTCCCGTATCGAAGAGTATATTCATCACACAGGTTCATACCGTGCTTTATTAACCAATAAGCATTATGAATACTCTCTGCTGCCCACTTAGTACAGGGATGATTGCGGAATGCACCCTTCTCTGTACTGTATGGAGTACTGTCTGCCTTAAGGAGGGGTCCATAGTTGTGATACCACTTGGATGCCACGATAGAGAGCATCTGGCAACACTCAAGGGGCATTTTGACTATGTGCTTATCTGGAAGACATACAGCACTTTCTGCAGGATATTCACTTGTTACAAAGATGTTCATCCAAATGTTGAATCGGGTTCTAGAGCCACATAATAGGTCACATCAAATCCAGTATTCTTGAATCGTGACAAAAGTTTAGAAGAGATTACTACCTCATAAGAACCAGGAATAATTTTAAGATTTTCAACCTTGAAATTGAAGGTAAACACTTCATCAGTCTCACCAACAACTACAGAGAAATCGTTGGAAGTATCATTCTTCTTGTCACGAACAACAAGTTTCACAACACCTGCTTCACCAACCACAGACAAGTCAGGCAGTTGATATACTGCAGCAGCCTTAAGCAGTTTATCAAGTTCTTTAGTATCTAGAATGAAGCACACATCCTCACTTGGAAGAGAGATGGATTTATCTGGAGGAGTAACAATTACATTTGGATCTGCAAAGAAATACTTGGAACGAGACCTACCTTCACGGATTACAACATAATTATCGT